GTCTTACTACAATAAAAATAGACAAGCTTTAGTTGAAAGATCTCAACTTCAAGGAGGAGTTGAAGACTTTTCTTTCGAAAGGCTGCTAACAGAGAATTATGATGTCTATACTGATGAAGAGATAGATCAGTTAGTAGAAGAATTAATAAACTCTGAAGGAAATATCATCCCACCAGTTGATCCTAAAATTGCTCCTTTAGGCTCTAATACAGATGAATCTAGAAATTTATATTTTAGAAGAAAGTTTTATAAAGATTATGCTTGGCCATCTAAAAAAGAAGAGTTGATAATTCCAGAAACAGTTGGGAATTACACACAACTTAGAGGGGTCAATGCTGATAAGTTTGAAGATATTAAATATATTGATCTCATGTATGAAAAAACCTTTTATGGTAGAATTGATACAAACAATAGATCTATTTATCCATCTGAAAAGTTCTTAAAGCTTTGCAAAAACACAGAAAATGTATTTTTGCTAAACTTTGTTAATGAAGCGCTTACTGACATGATGGAAAAGATAGAAGGAATGAAAGAATCAGGTAAACTTAGCCCTCAAAGCTCATATTTTAACTTTGTGCCACAAAAAGGATGGACAAAGTTTTTAGATGATCACCATTCTACTATGAAAGCAATTTATGATGGATTTATTGTCAAGTATATCAACGATCCTCAGCTTTTTAAGAGAGTTACATCGTATGATACCTTCTCTAGAGAGTTAATTCTGTTTTTGCAAAGATTTTTGCCAAGGTTTCCGATTACAAGGACAAATATGCTTTTAAGAAATGCCACTGATCCCCTTATTTCAGGATTAATCTTTGAAATAGCAAAAGATGGGCACGATGAAGACAAGAAAAAGTATCTAGATTATATACAAGATCCTCATTTCGTACAAATTCAGAATATAGCTAACGGATTTGGCTTTATGGTTGATAGAAATGCTCCTTGGAGATTTGTGGCAGACCTTGAATCCCCACAAATGAAGAGACGAATGGCTGAAAAAGGATTTTCGACTGTTCAAGAGATGTTTGATGCTTATTATTATCACGCTCATCTTTATGAAGTTGATTCTATAAAGACTTATTTCCTTTCTTTCTACGATTCATTTGTTGAGGCATTTCCATACTATACTGTTGTGGAAAAATGTGGAGATGGATCAAAAGCAAAACTTTTCAATAGAGAGAGAAGGCAGAAAGATCCCTTCACAGATAAGAAGCTTCTAGAATTATACTATTTTATCCGGGTAAGGGAAGCTATGCTTGACTGGAACCAAACATACTTTAATAATGAATTAGAAGCAGCATATAAGATTTTCCAGAAATTTGGATTTGAATCAGCTTTGGATTATGTTAACGATAAGACAACTCAGATTGTTGGTTTCGGAGCCAATTATGGGAATAAGGTTAAATTGGAAGAAGGCGAACGAATAATTCAGAATCATGATCCGTCATATAGAACAAGTAAAATTAATATTATCGTCTAGTATAATTTTATCAAAGGGGGAAGATTGTTATTCCAAACGCTCGATGACAAATTAGAGTGTGTCGGTGTATATCTTAATGGCGAATTGGTATTTGATCACATCCCAGAAGGTCTGACAAAGACTTGGGGTTATTCGAATTCCATAGCCAGCCATGACGTTGAATATGCTAGCATTTATTGTCTTGGAAAAGATTTGACTGATGTATGTCCATCTCATCTTATAGGAAGATGGGAGCTAATTTCATCTAAGTTAAAATCATTCATTAGAGCAAATAATTTAGCAAAAGTTGATTTAAATCAGAATTGTTTTTTTGATGTCACACCCGAAAGATTTTTAAAAGAATTCTGTCAAATTAAAAATGAAATTTGCGATTGGGTTTTTGAGAACTATGATCGTCCCGCTAACTACGACCATTTAGTGGCAATACAAAAAGTGCTGTCAGAGATTAAGTATCAGAAAGTCAATGTTGATGTTAAGCCATTACAACGATACTGGTCAGATAGAAAAGCAAAGGTTTTATATAGAAATTTAACAAATTTTGATGCATATTGCGATTATAACCTGTTTGGATCGGTAACGGGAAGGCTCACTTTAAACAAGGGATCTTTCCCTATTTTGAATTTGAAAAAGGAATATAGAGAGATTGTTAAGCCTACCAATGATTTCTTTATTGAGCTTGATTATAATGCTGCTGAAGCAAGGGTTGTTCTTTCTCTGCTTGACATTGACCAGCCTGAGAATGATATTCACGAATACCATGCAAAAAATCTTTATAACAGTACAAGATCTGAGGCAAAGAAGCAATTCTTTTCTTGGCTTTACAATCCAAACTCAAAAGATGAAGTTTCAAGTAGACAATATGATCGCAATAAGTTACTTGCAAAGTACAGGAAAGGCACTGCCATCAGCACGCCTTTCAATAGGGTAATTGAATGTGATGATTTCCATGCTTTCAATTACTTAATCCAGAGTACTTGTGCAGATATGGTTTTAGATAGAATGGTTGCAATCCACGAGATTTTAAAAGAAAGAAAAAGTCGAATTGCATTTACTTTGCACGATAGCATTATCTTAGATTTCTCTTCTGAGGATAAAGATCTGATAAAGCAAATCATTAATGCTTACAAAGAAACAAAGTTGGGATCATTCAAAACAACCATTTCAGCAGGAAAAGATTTATATAATCTTAAGAAAATCGATATTTAAGGAAACATATGAATATTATTGGGCTAGGAAAAGCAGGATGCAGTATTGCAGAAGAATTCAAGCAGCATCCTCAATATACGGTATTTAAATTCGATTCAGATGAAAAACTGAAAAGAAGAAAGAATTGTTTCTTCATTCCAAAACAATCTTCTGTTGAGTTATATGATTCGAATCCAATTAACCTTGACAGACTTAAAAAAGGACTAGATGAAGATGATGAAGTGTTTTTCATTATTTGTGGTTCTGGAAAAGTTTCTGGTTGTGCATTATGGATTTTAAAAGAGATAAGTCATTTAAAGGTTAACATTGTTTATATCAAGCCGGAAACAAATACATTAGATAAATCTTCAAAATTAAGACACAGAGCCCACTTTCACATTCTTCAAGAATATACGAGATCAGGCTTATTTGAAAAGTTCTTTGTTATTGATAATAACGTAATGCCAGATGTAGTTGGGAAAACATCTATTTTAAATTATTATAATAAGATAAACAGCTTTGTTGTCTCTATTGTCCATTGGTATAATATCTATCGTAATACTGATCCTGTCTTTGATACATTTAAGGATGGATATAAGACATCAAGATTATCTGCTTTCTCTTATATCGATGTTGAAAATGAACAAGAGCAAAAGACTTTTGAATTAGAAAAAACAAATCAAATTAAATATTTTTATGGCATCAATCGTCTTACCATTGAGAACGATGAGAATCTTCTCGATAAACTAAACAGGATAGCAACAAAAGAAGCAAGCGAGCAAATTTCTGTATCTTACGGGATATTCACAACAGAAATGGAAGTAGGCTTTTCGTTCGCTGTCCATTCATCATCAGACATTCAAGAGGAGCAAAAATAATGAAGTATTACCGAGGAACATTTCAAAAGGCAAATGGAGAACTTCGAACAATGTTTTTTGTACGAACAGAAGACCTGCCAGAACATTTCCTTTCAAGTAGCACAAAGGGCACAGGTCGAGCACGAAACCTGAGCGAAGGAATGGAGACTGTCTGGGATCTTGAATCACAATCTTGGAGGACTTTTAATTGGCGAACAGCTAATACAGAAGAAGTGATTACTTTTCAAGCTGATGAAAATATTCTACGAAATTTTCTAGCTGGACAATAAATTGAGAACTTTGGACTTGCATGGAGTGCCCCATGAAGATGCAGAGTTTATGATTGAAAAATTCATTACAGATAACTTTGCAAAACTTCCTGTAAAAATTATTACAGGGCACTCTTCATTTTTTAGAGAAGAAGTCCGTCGTTGCACGCTAAAATATGAACTTGGCCGCCAACCCGAATCTTTTCACAATTTGGGTGCATGGATAATTTATGAGTCTGAATGGCAAAAAAATGAATAATTGCCAAGTCTCAAACGTTTTAATTTTAGCGGCAAAGCAGACCGCTTTGTCGACTTTAGACAACAGTCACAATAGGAGAAAAAAACATGAGTATTGATTTCGCAAAAATGAAGCAAAAGTTAGACGCTCTACAAGGCAATAGCACAGACAAAAAGAATAATGTATTCTGGAAGCCTCAAGAAGGAGACCAGACTATTCGGATCGTTCCGACATCCGATGGTGATCCGTTTAAGGAAATGTGGTTTCACTATAATGTAGGCAAGAACCCAGGCTTCTTGTGTCCCAAGAAGAATCATGGTGAAGATTGTCCCGTATGCAACTTTGCTTGGCATATCTTGAATGAAGCAAAGCAAAACGGAGACACAGAAACATTGAAGCTTGCTAAGTCTCTTCTGCCAAAGCAGCGCTTCTTCTCTCCAGTTGTCGTTCGAAGTGAAGAGACAGAAGGTGTTCGTCTTTGGGGCTATGGAAAGATGGCTTATCAAGAGCTTATTCAGCTTGTTTTGAATCCAGATTATGGTGACATTACAGACGTTGATGGTGGGACTGACCTTGTGATTAATTATGGCAAGCCTCCAGGTGCGGCATATCCTGTCACGAAGATTCACCCTCGCCGCCGCCCATCTGCTCTTGCGGAAGAAAAGGACGATGTTCAAACTCTCCTTGACGGTGTTCCATCCTTTAAGGAAAACTTCAACGCCAAGACAATTGAGGAAATCGAAGCAATGCTTGCTGATTTCTTGTCTGGGGAAAGCACTGAAGGGCAAGACGCCCCACCAGAGACTGTAAAGTACAACAACAATCAGACTTCTGATGTTGATCAAGCATTCCAAGAATTGCTTGGCAAGTAAGCTAAACTAAAAGGATTAAAAATGGCTAAATTAAAGGTTGTGAAGAACAAGGGCAAATTATCTCTAAAAGATAAGCTTAAGATGATCAATAAGGTTGGCGGAGCTGACATTGCACATGATCTGAGGGAAGATAATCCAACAGATGTGTACGATTGGATTCCTACTTCTTCAACCTGGCTTGACTCTATTATCTGTAGAGGTAAGCGTGCAGGCATTCCAGTTGGTAAAATAACTGAATTAGCTGGTTTGAGTGGCACAGGTAAGTCTTATATGGCAGCCCAAATCTCTGGAAACGCACAAAGGAAGGGATACAATGTCTACTACTTCGATTCGGAATCAGCACTTAGTTCTGAATTCTTAGAGAAGTGTGGATGTGTTCTTGAAGAACGTGAAGGATATGGAGACTTTGTTTACATCCAGGCTCAGAATGTTGAATTTGTTTTAGAGACAATTGAAGCTATTCTGAAGACTGGAGAAGAAAACAACCTTTTTGTTTGGGACTCGTTAGCAATGACACCGGCAATCGCTGATTTAGAATCAGATTTTAATCCTCAAAGTACAATGGCTGTAAAGCCTAGAATCCTTTCAAAAGGACTAGCTAAGCTTCTACAGCCTATTTCCAATTCCAACTCCACTCTGCTGGTGTTAAACCAGTTGAAGGATAATATCACAAGAAGCCCATCAGAGGCAATGACAACCCCCTACTTCACTCCCGGCGGTAAAGCACTAATTTATGCCTATTCCCTCCGCATTTGGCTTACCGGGAGAAAAGCCAAGGCTTCCTTTGTTTATGATGACAAAGGTTACCGGGTTGGTTCTGAAGTTAAGTGTAAGCTTGAGAAATCACGCTTCGGTACTCATGGACGGGTATGTAACTTCAAGATCTTGTGGGGCGATGATGTAGGGATTCAGGATGAAGAGTCTTGGTTTGACGCCATTTCTTCTTCTGAGTACATCAGTCAGAGTGGAGCTTGGTATGGAATTGAAATGCCAGACGGATATGAGAAAAGATTTCAAAAATCAAAGTTCGCAGATCTAGTTAGAGAAGACTCAGAGTTTAAGAGCAGGATTATGCAAATTATTGATGAAGAAGTAATCATGAAGTTTGATAAGAAAATTGGAGATGCTTCGAATTATTACGATAATGAGCAAGAGGAAGCTTCTGAGTAAAATTGTTTAGCACCAACTAAAAGGAGAAAGGAATGGAACATAGATGGATTATTTTTTGGGTTTGTTTGGTTTTTGTAAATTTCATAGGACTTTTAGTCACTATGTCTTTTGGAGAGCTATGTTCCTCCTCCTTTCTTGCTGCTATGGTAATCTATTCTGCCATTGGACTTCGATATGAACTTAGCTTGTATACGAAGAAAAAAGGTGATGAT